TTTTTCATACCAAAAATTCGTAACGTATTGATACTCATTGTGTTAGGTGTAAAAGTTTAGGGTTGTATGTAATATTATATATAGCAAGCATTAAACCCAAAAATATGAGATTTCTAATAGATACTACATATATTAGAATATACTATGTGTTATTATGTATATATACAGCAGCGCTATAATAAATAATTAGGAACAACCCACAACCTTTTCATCTAAAGCATTGATAATCAGCGAGTTGCGTCAAAAGTAGCTGTAAAATTAACCCACAACTTTCAGAAATGCCCAATATTTGCAAATTATTGAGAATCAATGTGTTATATGTAAGACGCTAAAAAACGACGTAATATTTATATCTCATTGATAATCAATACGTTACATGAAACATACTACAGATGTTAAATCTATACTCGAGAAGCTTCTATATTTCGCAGAAATTGGGGAGAAATACACAATTTCTTTGGAGGAATCAACAGAAATAATCGAGAAACTGAATAAAATCAACACAAGAAGGCGCTTTAAGGTATCACAGGATCTAATAAACAAATACGCAGTAATATGGAGAAGCAAATAAGCGAGATTCAGCTCCAAGCAGAATGCACTATCTGGTTTCAGAACACCATGCGAGATCATCGCGGAAAGTTCCGAAGAGTAAAGAATGAAACCGATATGAAGGGAGTGATGGGCATGAGGATGGGCGCACTCAATAAGACCACTGGCATCGTCAAGGGTACTTGGGATGCGTTTCTTATACGTAAGCCTATCGTATGGATTGAGTTCAAGGTCGGCAACGGCAAATTGAGCGCCGAACAGGAGGAGTTTGCTAAACTCGGAATGGAGTGCGGATGGCACTTTGCTATCGTAAGAACATTGGATGATTTTCAGAACCTAATAAACACCTACTATGGACAACACAGTTAATCACTGGATGGTGAAGGCGAGATCCTCAGGGAATCGCCCAGAAGATTTATGGAATGACGCTCTCGAGTACTTCATGTGGTGCGAGGCTAATCCGATCTACAAGGAAGAGGTAATCAAGCAGACTGGTGCAGTTGTTGCTACGCAGTACCCGAGACCGTTTAATCTACCTGCGCTATGTCTGCACTGCGGTATCACAGTTCAGTACATTAATGACATTGCCAGGAACTCAGCTGCTGGAGATTACCACCTGGTTGCCCAGAAGATATTGCAGGTGATCTACGCGCAGAACTTTGAGTACGCAATGGTCGGAATCTTCAACGCGAACATGAGTATCAGGAAGCTTGATCTTGGAAGAGATGTTGATGGCGGAAATGGAGCTACAACTGTGCACATAGAGGTGATCAAGCCAGACGATATGCCGAAACTCTCAAATTCGGAATTCGAGAAATCAGAAACGACTATTTAGAAAACGACTTTTGGCATTTTTCTTTTTGTGGAAATCTCAGAAGTAAAAACCCGAAAGGTAAATCTGGAAATTTCGGCGGATGTGTGTCTCACCTAGATCTAGGTTTGGCATGGATCTTGGCTTGACCTGGTACTGGGTCTCGCCTAGTACTAGGCATCCACTGGTACTGTGCAATGCCTAATAGCTGGCTTAGCATGGTAGCTGCTTTAAGCCAATAGCTGGCTAAGCATACCTGACAGAATGACAGCTTAATGAGCGGGAGCGGCTTCATATTTAGATTATTTATATATGTGCTTTAAGCTGAGCTTTGAGCAAAATTTGAGCTTAAACCATGCTTCCAATATACATTAGAATATTTTATTATATGAGCTGAGCGGGCTGTTTTTTGGCTAAATTGCTTAGCTTTAACATACCAAATATTTTAGCTAAATGCTAAGAATTTGAGCATGGCAAAAATTATAGGCAAGGTACAAAAAATTTTTGGAATAAAATGTTAACGATATGTTAATTAAGCGGATTTTAAGGTGTCCAATAAAAACGAATTATGTTAAGTAGCTAACAGCTTGACTTTCAGCGGCTTAAAGCTCAAAAATGAGCAAAAAGCTTATAATGTATATTATGTTAAATGAAATTTACCGGCTGGCTTTAAGTTAAATTTAATTAACGTCAAAATGGGCATTTTTAGCTCATTTAAGCCGCTCAGCTAACTTTTGATACCGCTATAAGCTGAGCTTGCTGTTAAGCCCGTTTTAAGGTTTCGGTCCAAAAGTTAAGCTCATTTTAAGCTCGAATTTTTGCTCATTTGAGCTTAAAAGCTTATACGCGCGCGCTCGGTTATTTATATATTGAGCTTAGCCGATAGCTCAAAGCTGAGCATATATTATAGAAACAAATATATGTGGCTTTAACATCTCGTTAACGATTGGCTGCTTAGCTTTGTGTTTCAAATTTAAAAATACACACATGAAAAAAATGCTTAAAAAATTGCTCCCGTTCGTAGCTTATATTCCGTTTATCGGAATAATAGCTATAAGCTATAAGCTCAGCTACGAATGTATTAATTATGAGCTTTACACGTACGTTGTTATTGGCTTATTTAATAGCTTAGCGCTTAGCTATGTAGCTATAAAAAATTTGATCACCGATATAAAAAACTTTTAAAATGAGCGCTCAATTAATTACCGATATTATTGCATTTGCTTTAAGCTCAGCTTTTATAGCTGGCTTTATAGCAATAATAAGCAAGCAAATAAACGAGCGCAAAGCTCAGCATATAGCAAACAAAAAAAGCGCTAAGCTTAAAGCTAAGCGTATTATATTAACGTCAAATATTTAAACAAAAAAACATGGCAAAAAACACAAATTATGAGCGTGAAAATATAGCTTGTGTAATGCTGCAAAAGTTGAGCTTTTACAAAGCTTAAAGCTTAATTCAATTGTTAACAAATTTTAACTTTTTTATTCAAAACAAAATAGCTACATTTGTAGCTCATTATTAAACGATCAAATTTAAAAATTATGGCAAATGTTAAAACGGTAGCTCAGCCAACAAATGAGCAAACAACGAACGAAACAAATTTACCAGCTAACGAGCCGCAAGCTACGAACGGGAGCGGCGAAGCTCAGCCGGAAGCTCAGCCGGAAGCTGAAAAAGTTATCCCCGCTTTTATGCTCCCGATATTGGAAGCTCAAAAAGTTGAAAATGAAGCTAATGAAGCTATAAAAGCTGAGCTTGAAGCTAAGCTTTTCGAAGCTCATAAAGCTCATACGGAAGCTATGCTTGCTGCGAAATTTGATTACAAAAATGCTGCTGTTATAGCTACCGTACAAGCTGTTACGATAGCGAGCGCTGAGCTTGAAGCTTTTGATAAAAAGCTTGCTGAGCTGGATTTAAGCCGGGAGCTTGAAATGAGCTTGAATACAGCTAAATATGATTTATGTGATAAGCTTGAATTAAGCATGGACAAGCTTAACGCTTTAATTGAAGCCGCTAAGCTGCCAACGGATACGCTCAAAAGCTCATTTTTGCAATTGTTTGGTAAACCAGCTTTACATATTAAAGCTGGTGTAACGGGCAAAAGCTTAGCCGCTCAAACATCGGGCGCTCAAAGCTTAGCCGCTCAGCTTAGCGATGGCAGCAACCCGGAAAAAGTTGGCAGCAAGCGCTTTGAAATATACGCTGATTTAATAGCTGGCTTAACGTTTGAGCAAATGCTTGCTAAATATCCGACTTATAAAAAGGAGTCGAATTCATATGATTATAGCACGCTTAATGGTACAGCCCGTACCGTTATCAGCGACAACGGATTCATTAAGCAAGCTGATGGGAGCTATAAGCTGAGCGCTTAACGCTTAACGCTAAGCTGTCAAATCGGCAGCTTAGCTTTTTAACTAAAGTTTAAGTTAATTTTAACTTGTTAAAAAAAAGTTAAAATTTTTGCTGTCGCCCTTGTTCCCCCCACAGTTGTTTCCTCAACTTTCGACCTGTTGAAAACTTTATTTGGTTATCTCATTTATTCGTTATATCTTTGATATGAAAACATCGGTGATTTTCGAAGAAACTCTCGATCTAGTAAGATCAAAAAACGCGAGACGCATCATTCATCAGGGTGGTCAGTACAGCGGCAAGACGGTGAATATATTAGGCGCACTCGCGGTGATAGCTTCTGAGCAGGTAAAAACGATCACAGTAACTTCTAAATCATTCCCGCACCTGAGAGCAGGTGCAATGCGGGATTTCGAGAGATATGTGTTGCCTACGTTTTCGGGAGCGATCAAGCAGCACCGCAAGAGTGATCACGTTACACTGTTTAATTCGGGTTCTGTTCTGGAGTTTAAAACCTACGAGACGGAGTTTGATGCGCGAGGTCCTAAGAGGGATATTCTGTTTATCAACGAAGCTAATACCTTTGACTACATGACGTGGTGGCAGTTAGATTCGAGGTCGGAAACGAGCATTATTGACTACAACCCTACTATCAAGTTCTGGGCGCACGAAAAAGTGAAAGACGAACCAGGCACTGTGTTTTTTAGGTCTTGGCATGAACACAACCCCTTTCTTAGTGATCGGCAGCACGCAGATATCGAGGGAATCAAAGATCCAGAGCTGTGGAAGGTTTACGCGAGAGGGATAACCGGAAATGTAGTAGGTTTAATCTTCCCTGATTGGGAAGTAGCAAGTGAGCTGCCATTCGAAGAGCCGTTCTTCGCTATGGACTTTGGCTATACGAATGACCCTACCGCGATAGTGAAGATGGAGCTGAAGAAGCATTGCGATTTATATGTCGAAGAGTTAGCTTACAAGACTGGCGCGATGACGGCTAAAAGGATTACCGAGTTACTCGTAGCGAATGGGTACGATGACAACAGTGTAGTTTACTGCGAGCACGACCCTCACATGATTAAACAACTCAAGCAACTCGATGTGAGAGCTGTTGCCGCAAAGAAAGGAGATGGGTCGGTTAAGGCTGGGATTGAAAAACTCAAAGAGTACAATGTGTATTATCAGGGCAGGGATATAAAAGACGAATTGAGTAAGTACATTTGGGTGGTTGACGAGATGGGCAATCCTACTAACAAGCCGTTAGATGGACACAATCACCTGTTAGATGCGATAAGGTATGGAGCATACACCCACTATTACAGAACGTAATAAATTAAAACCTAAGCATATGAAGAAAGATTCAAAATGTTCGTCGAAGAGCGAAAGGAACTATGAGGCAGCAGCGGATTAGTTGAAAACATTCCCTTAGCCAGACCGAACATTTTTCTTTTTGTGGAAATGCTGTTAAATTTAAACTATGATACCAAGACAAATTATAGAACTTCGCATAGGGTGTCCTGAAGAGCCGACACCTCCGAGTAACGCAAAACCTCCGCTTCAGGGACTTTGTTTAAGACAACACGAGTGGATGCAGAACATGGACAACCCAGACTTGAACTTTTACCGCCATGTCAATAGTATTGTTATCAGAGTTTACATGAAGCATATTTGGGTTGCCGAAAACAGATTTGAGTTCGGTATCTTTCGTGATATGTTTGCTTGGGGAAGGAAGATGCAGGCTCAGCATGGCATCATTCCTCACTTCAAGATTCGTATTGTTCCAGGCGCTTTTGCTCCAGATTGGTTGATGACCGCAGTAGGGAAATTCCCGTTAGAAAAAGGCGGATATGAGACTACTCCTGGTTTTGAGCACGCTTCTGATTATTGCCCAATGTTCTGGACTTCAATGTACTTGGATTATTGGGAGCAACTCATGCAAGCAATCTCGGCAGAGTTTGACGACGAGCCTCTATTGAGTGAGGTTACGGTAACGGCTACCGCGCCAGGTACTGGAGAGCCTATGATTTTTGGTATAGGTAATAGTGGAGACTCGCAGACCAGACTTCGTCAGTACATTACAGCAGGCGCAACTTCAGAAAACATACTCGCCGCTATATATCGCAGTATAGACATTATGGATTGCTTTGCTCGTACCAACATAGGGATTCCACTCACAGAGTATCAGCACATGGTAGACCCAACTTTTCACGAGAATGAAACTTCATACGAGATTGGTAACTATATGGCAGAAAAGTATCGTAGCAGATGCGTCTTGGGAAACAATGGCTTAAGAGTTCCAGAAAGCGAGAATGGACAGCACTGGATTCCTGTTACTGGCAGAATGTGGCAACTTCAGATGCACTATATTTACATGAAGTTAAAATACGGTAGCAGAATTTACAACCAAACAGCTTCGGAGAATCAGATGGGCGGATATGAGAATCTGATACCAACTCTTAATGCCGGACTTGGATATCTGGATGGATTAGTTGAATTGCCAGGAAGCGAGGGCAACATAAAGCAGACGCTCAGTCCTGCGACATTAGCTTTATATAACCACTTATACAGAAAAAATGAACCCAACTAATCTACTCGTATTTCTGTTAATAATCGCACTATGTCTTGGATTGGTTTGGTATATGCCACTTCCGAGACTATGGAAACAGATATTGACTGGATTCGTTATAGTTGTAGCTATAATAATGTTATTGAGTATAATTCTACCTATAAACGGCACATAGTGTTCTTCTTATATTCCACCTGTTACGGGTACGGCTATCTGGAGACACTATGTTGCTTTTTCTAATCAATCCAACCAATTTTTTCTTTTGTGGATAATCAGAAACTTCCAGAGAAACCAAAGATAATATTCCAAGTTTACAGGAGACGTTGGTATGGAGATTCTCTATTTTGTATCTGTGATGAAGTTCTAACATTTGATGATGTAGTTATAATGAAAATTAATAACGAAGTAGTAGCGATACTACGCAAACTTGATTTTTCATGCGCAACCAGTACGAAGGCGGAATGATAAGTTTGACAAGTCCGATTAATAACATCTTCGGAAGTATGGCAACTGCTATACCTAACACGAATGTAGGCTTCATTCCTTATAATGGCGAAGGAGACGTTATCTTGACAGGTAATTCTCCAATGTGGAAGAATCTACAAAACAAACAGATGCAGTACTGGGCATATCTTTACTGCTCACCTTTGGCTTCAGTTATTGACAGACAGACTAACGCTGATTTAAACGGAGTTGTCGAGATACTGCAAGACGACTACGATTACGATACATCTCGTTATGGCAAAGCCGTTAAAAAGAGATTACTCAACCCAAACCCTATGCAAGATTGGTACGAGTTTCGTGGGCAGCAAATGATATACAAGAAAGTATATGGTTACTGCCCTGTTTATATTATGGAGATGCCATCTTCGCTTGATAAGACAGCTACTTTTTTTTGGAACTTGAACCCGTTGTTGCTAACACCTATGAAAAACGAAAAATTTTCACTAATTCGTAGCCCAAATCCAATTAAAGAGTGGGTCATGGATATGTCTTGGATGGATGCAGATGATATAGTTATTCCTTCGAGTAAAATATTCATTGTTAGAGATGGCTACATGAATGCAGTTGATGAGATGGGATTACCGCTTTCTAAAATAGCCGGACTTGAATGGGCTATATCTAATATAATGGCTGCTATGGAAGCAGACAATGTATTACTTCGCAAGAAAGGTCCACTTGGTTTTATAAGTCAAGATTCAGGAAAAGACCCAGTTGCCGGTTATGTTCCTTTAAATCCAAAAGAGAAAAAAGAGATTCAGGATGATTTGCAGATGTACGGTTTGTCTTTGTCGCAATGGCAGTACGTTGTAACTCGTCATGGTTTAAAGTGGAATCCAATGAGTTTCTCGGCTGTTGAATTGGATTTGAAAAACACAATAAGACAAGGCATAGATATGATAGCAGACCGTTATGCTTATCCTGCCGAACTTATGAGCGGTAAAAATGCTACCTATGAAAATCGTACTTCATCTGAACGTTGGCTACTGAACAACGTTACGATTCCAGAGAATAAGCGCGATATGCTTAAATATACTACTTATTTTGAGACTAATGTTACCTGCTATTATGGTGATGTAGCTGTTCTGCAAGATGCAGTTATGGCTGCTGGTCAAAGTTTGAAATATAGAACTGAAGCATTAGACCTTCAATATAAGTCAGGGCTTATTACTAAAAATCAATACCTTCAGGCGCTTGAATATGATACCGTTGAAGATGGAGATGTTTATTATACTGCGCCTAAAGTAGAAGTTGCAGCTCCAGAGCCAGTTGACCCAAATGTAAATAATTAAGAAGGCAAGAAGTAAGCGTTAAAGCAGAAATCGCGGCGGATGAGATACAGCCGTCAAAAACAAACCGCCTTCTTTAAACAGCAAAACACATGATAGATATTGAAAAAGCAACAAAGCAAGAGTTGTTACAAGAATATGAAAAGTGTCAGCAACTATGGGGCAGATATTCTTGTGATTGTTTTGGTTTTTATATTTCAGCATTACATAACAGAATAGTTGAATTGGGCGGCTGGTAACAGCAAAACACATAATATGAACAGATACGAACTTGAAAATGCTTTAACGTTATATCTGCACAGTAGTAGGGATTTACCTCACGTTATGGCTTTGATTGATGACTACGTAGCATCGCAGGTTAATTATCTCAAAACCATGATTGCAGATAAAAGAATGGTTGAGAATGCTATGGCGGGTGAACGATATAACATATAGCAAAACACATGATATGAAAGATAAATGGATTGATGGAGAAACAAAATTGTGGCTTTTGCAAAAGACAATAAGAGAAAGGTTGATTGAAAATGAGCGGAAAGAGAATATGCTTATTCATCAACAGTATCAAAAAGAATTAGAGATTGAACAGAAACTTGAATTTGAACGCAGACAACGAGAACAAAATTCATTATAATGAAGACACTTCACCCAAAGATTGCGGAACTGAAGAAAAGAGCAGCTCCGATTAGTTATTCAAGAGCAACTGATGTTCAACTTGAAGGCATCGTTAGCGACTTTGATAACCGTATAGTGGCAGGTTATGGAGTTACGTGGGGTAACAAGAATGACTACGGTGAAGTCTTTATGAAAGGTTGCGCCACTAAAAGCATTAATGAGCGAGGTCCTAAAAGCAACGCCAAGATGCCAATTAAGATGTTCAACTTCCACAATACGAGAGAGCCTCTGGCTTTATTTGAAAGGCTGGAAGAGGACGATGGCGGATTGTATTTCCGTAGTACGCCTTTTGACGAAGTGGACTACGCAGATAAGATGCTTGTTCACCTTCGTAATAAGACTGTCGATAACTTCTCAATTGGATTCAATTTTGTGTGGGACAAAATGGAGTACGATGAGAAGAACGATAGTCTTATTATAATGGAAATGGAGCTGTACGAGATAAGCCCAGTTTCTATGGCAGCAGACCCTTTCACTCATGCTCTGCGTAACAAGCAGGACAAGACAGATGCGTTGGAAGATTTAAACGAAGAGATGGAAGCGTTTATTAAATGTCTCCCGCGCAAAGACCAACTCGAAGCCCGAACACTATTTGCTCGACACAAATCACTTCTGGAAACAGAGCCGTCTAACCAACGTGGAACGACACTCAATGAAAGGAAGCCGAGTAAGGTCGTTGATTATAATTACTTACTTCAAAATTTTAAAAAATGAAAAGAGAATATATTTCCTTTTGTGGAAATCAGAAAAAGTTTGTTCCCTTTGTCAGCAAAAGACACCCTGCGATAAGACACGCTCGTTTCGCAGAAGGCGGTGGTGGAAGTGATAAAGATGATGAAGAAGCGAAAAAACAGCTTCTCGTTGAGGTTCGTGCCGCTGCAAAAGCTGAACTGAAAAATGACGCTCTGTACAAAGAGTTTGAAACAATGTCTGAAGCATGGAAGAAATTCCCTGTGGAGAATGTTCGTTCTTTGTGCGATGACAAGACAGGAGTCATTGCTCGTTTTGCCGCTATTGATGCGAAGATGATTGAACTCGAAACTCGCGCTGCCGGTTCAAATGGAAGGGAACTGACGCTTCGTGGTCAGATTGAAAAATGGCAGAAAGACAACAAAGAGTCTTTGGATGGTATCAGGAACAAAAAGAAAATGAATCTCGAAGCTCTTGAAATAAGAGTTGCAAATGTTCCGATGTTACCTGCAAACACTTACACTGCCGGAAGTGTTATTCCTGTTCCTTTCTACGAGTCAACTATCAATGACCCAGTTCGCCCACAGCCTACTTTCTGGGATATGCTCACAAAAGGTTCTACAGACCAACCCGCTTACGGATGGGTGAATAAGACAAACGTTCAGGGAGCTGCCGGCTTCGTAGGACCTGGAGTTTTGAAACCTGCCATTTCTTTCCAGTTGGATACTAACATTTCCAACTACAAGAAAATCGCCGCTACCGATAAGGTTGCTGTCGAACTTCTGTGGGATGTGAAGGGAATGGAGACACTCATCAAAGATGAAATTCGCTACCAAATTCTTATCAAGCTCAATTCTGCACTCGTTACAAATGTTGGTTCAGCTACAGAGCCAACTGGTATCACAAATCTTTCTGTAGCGTACACGCAAACTGGAATCTCGACTTCCAATCCAACTTACATGGATGCTTTGAGAGCAGCCATTGCCCAGTTGAGAAATGGTAACATTCAGGGAGACATAACTATCCTGATTAATCCGGTTGACTCTGCAAACATGGATATGGCAAAAGCGACAGATAGCGGAGTCTATATGTTGCCGAGTTTTGTATCCGCTGATGGCAAGTCAATCTCCGGTGCTCGTGTTATCGAAGACCCTTCAATTCCGGTAGGATTTTTCCTTGCGGGATTCCTGCGGTACTACAGAGTCCTGATTTTCAAACCTTTGTTCATCACTTTCGGATGGGAGAATGACGACTTTACCAAGAACTTGATTACGTACTTGGGTGAGATGGCGATTCACCAGTTCTTCAATGACGCATACACTGGCGCTTTTGTCTATGACAGTTTCGCCAATGTTCTTGCTGCTATTGAAACGCCAGTCATTCCTTAATCTTCAAAACTTTTATTTCGTAACTTTCAAAAAATATAGCAATGGCAAAAGAAAAAAAGGTAACACTTGCGAACTATAAAGAACAGTTCGTAACCCTGTTTCCTACTGAAATAAACAAGCATCACGAGCAAGGAAAAGCTTTTAAGGCTCATCCCGATATGGCAAAGCACCTTATATCAAAAGGGTTTGCCACAGAAGAAGAGCCGGAAGGTTACGAAGCTCCTGAAGATGATGAATAACTAATAAAGTTGATGCAATGCCTAATCTAATTGATACTACTTTTTTTGTTGGAGAGATAAACATTCCAAATACTTCAAAACCAGAGGTTGCTGAAAGTCTTGAACTTTTCATAGCAAAATATGAAGAGGAATTGCTTTTGAAACTTCTTGGGTATGAACTCTATAAGGCTTACAAAGACGACCCGTCAGAAAGACGTTTTACTGATTTGGTAAGTGGCACTAAAGAATGGCGTGGACTTGTTTACGCCATATCACCTACCGTAGATGGAAGTCTGATTGCTTACTATGTTTATACATGGTGGCTAAAAGACAAGCACGTCTGGAATAGTGGGGTTGGAACAGTAAGAGCTAAGGGAGATGCTACCGAAGTAATGCCGATTTCACTAAAAATGACTGAGGTGTGGAATATGTTCTCTCATCAGGTAACGGAGTTCTGTACTTTCATGGAAGTCAACAAAGTTGATTATCCAGAATGGAGCAATGTTAATCTTTGGCAGTTCAGGGTTATAAATGAGTTTGACATCTAATGAAAAAGCAAGACAGCGTTTTTATCGTAGACATTATAGGAGATGCAGCATTGCATACTGCCGAAGAACTTGGTATTCATATCAACTATGTCTATGGTGATTTTCTTGATATTGTCAAAAACTTGAAAGATAAAGACGAAAGCGTTTCACTCAAGGGTATGAAGTATGTATTGCTTGCGCTCTATATGCCTTTTATCGAGAGACGTGGTGAAACTGGTCTTTACGCTGATGTTACACTTCGTAGAATTACGATTGCTACATTAACTAATTCAGATGACGAGCCAATGGTTCGCTATCAGAAAACTTTCAAGCCGATTCTCTATCCTGTTTACGAGACATTCTTGTCAAACTTCGCTAAAGACCATCACATGAGTTCTAAAGACCCTAACTCTATTGTTCACACAAAGGTAGACGTAATGGGAGCTTCTCCTATAAGTGGTATCAATGACTTCGTAGATTGCATTAACTTGGATAACGTACAATTTTTAATTAACTCGACAAAATATTGTTAAATGAGTGCAGTAATAAGAGCTTGTACTTCAAGCTCACAAATAAAAAACACAGGCACTGGTTCTAACTTGTTTCCTGCGGCAACGGCTATGTTGATTATCTGCGATAAAAAGTTCAAGTTCACACTTGCTGACTTAAACAATCCGGATATTCTCTCCGCCTTTACCGAGTGGGTACACGCAGATGCGCCTGACAAGGTTTATCCGCTGTTCGGGAATCAGATTCCAATAAGCGGGATAGTAAACACGAAGGGAACTGACAACACAGTTACCCTTGACAACGGAGAAATCATTTTCGTTTCTTATACCCAGTACGCAAAACTGTTTTCGACTACAGACGGTGGACTCTGCTTTGCCAAGGTTCTGAAGAGCTTCAACAATGCCGATTTGAGAGTCATGGAAGTAGACATCAAGGGAAACCTTGTGTGTAAAGACAACCATGACGGAACTTACGGCGGTCTGAAAGCTTCTCTGTTCGCTCCTGCGATAGATATGTCCGACCTGAAGAATCCGGCAAAGTCCTATTTCCAGATAGGTTATATGCCTGATTATTTTGTAGACAATGCAGTTATGCTGAACGATGCAGCTCCACTTCTGGATTTGATGGGTCTTCTTGATCTTACTTTTACAGATGTAGGTCCTCATACTATTACCAAGTTGATTGTTGGTTTGGTAGACGAGTGTTGCATGGATGATGTAACTGGCGAGTACGGAGCTGACCTCGTTGCTTTAACTCCTGGAATTGTAGTTACAAACGCAACAACTGGAGTTGATGTTCCTGTTACCGCTGCCGTAGTTGGTTCTAATATAGAACTTACTGGTACATTCACTGCGGCTACGAGTTACACAGTTGAAGCTCCGATTCCTTCTTCTTTGGCAACTGGAGACATTTACGGAGTTGAAATTTCGCCTGTTACTGTCGCTGTTCCATAGTTTTGCTTTTGCCTGTTTTTAAATTGGGAGCGTACCCAGAAATGCGGTACGCTCTTTTTAAAGTTTCTAAAATTTATGCCATGTCATTCAAGGGGTTTGAAATGGTAGAAAAGAGGCTAAAAGGATTTCTTGCTAAACAGGAAATGAAAAAGGAAATTACTATCGAAAGAGCCGAAATAGTAAAGATGGTTCAGAATCAATTAGCGAGAGGATTTGATGGTAACGGAGAGCCTGTGTACTTAACGTGGAAGGGAGAAACCAGAACACATTATGCTCCTAATACTATATTGAAGAAAAGTAAAATGGGCGGACTTGCTTCTATTATAAGTCATGTAACCAATTTTATGACTGGAAACTTCTATCGCTCTTTATATGTCTTTGTTTACGATAATGGCGAATTTGAAATCAGGAGTCGCTCTCCATTAATTGAGATTATTAAAGGAAGGAGTGGACCTGACATTATCGAACTTAGTCCTGAATCAGAGCGGTTTTTATTTCAGAATAAAATAGCGCCGGACTTACAGAATACGATAGATGAACTCTTCGAAAAGTGATTTGGTATTTTTCTTTTGTGGTAAAGGCTGTTCTATGAAATGCGAAAAAGTAAATATAGAAATCTTCATGCAATGTTGGTTTAATCATGATTTCACTAACTTAACTAAGGAAGATTTTGATATTGTCTATTCGGAATACATAGACCTCACCGGACTTTACAATTCAAAAGAATTTGAGCTGTTCACTTATATAAACTATTTAAAAAATAGAATATATACTTCGAAAGTTTTAGTTTGGGCGCAATTGATATTTTTGGAACATTTTAAAGTCCCATATATTGAAGGATTCGAAGTGTTTGAGAATATCGGACACAAAATAAAATGGGAAGGAGATGAAAAGAAATTCATTGCTCAAATGAATAGGATTTCGAGTATGACAAGAACGAAGGAACTTGAATTGCGTAGAAAAGAATTCGAGTTTACACAACTTCGTGATGCTAAAAAAGAAGATAAGCCTGAAATTCAATCTCGCCACGACTTTATAAGGATGCTTAATTCTTTTAACAAAGAGGGATACAGAATTGATAGAGAAAAAACAACTGTTGAAGAACTCGCTTTAATGATTAAACAAGTTCAAGATGAAACAACGAGATTAACGGCTGAAAGACTTAAAACAAGATAATATGGCAGAAAATCTATTGTCGGTTGGTTTTAATGAACAGGAGCTTGACGCTCAAGCCAAACGAGTATTGAAAATAGTTGAAGATTTGCACGCCAATCTCAAAAAATACGAGAATGTAAAAATATCTCCTATTGACATATCTGGGTTGCAGCAACTTACTGCTTCTATTAAAGAACAGCAAGGAGCGCTGTCTGGTTTGCAATCGAGTGTAGCTAAATTAAGTCTTGCAATGGATGATATGGGCAAGAAAACTAAAATCGCAAATACAGCGCTTTCTGGTACTTCAAAATCTGCTAAAGACGCAACTAACGCTATTAATGCTAATACATCAGCTACTACTAAAAACACTCAAGCTCATATTAATAATGGTAAAAAGATAGCCGAAAATGACAGTTCGTTCAAAAAACTTAAACAAAGTGTAAAAGATTTAGAAGCAGCTTTGGCTGAATCTATTCTTAATAAAGACCCGAAATCTGTCAAAGAAGGATTGTCTGCACAATTAAGGGAAGCTAATACTGCCGTTAATCAGGTTGAAGAGTCTATACGGAAAGCTGGCTCTGGTGGCGGTATGAAAGAAATGGGTAAAGCGTTATCTGAAAATCTTAGCATTGTTCGTAATCTTGCATATATACTTCCAGGTTTAGGTATGGCTGGTATATTTAATCTCGCATTTGAGGCTATTACAAAAGCAGCAGAGGCTCTTGGACTTTTTAGTACCAAGATGGAAAAAGCTATTGAGTACCAAAATAGATTGACTGAAGCAACTAATGCTTATAACAATGCTATATCAGACCAAGCTGATGCACTTAGCCAAAGTGATAAACTCAATGTCTTGTATTATGAAAATCAATTGAAACTTATTCAATCTCAAGGAGCAAGTTATGAACAACAAAAAGAAGCTATTGATAATCTTAACAAAGCTAAAAAAGAAGCCGCTGATGCAACTGTTCAAGATTTAGGAGCTACGTATGAAGAAGCCGCCAAGTTAAATACTCAAATTCTTTCTGCCTCAAATCAAAGATTGGTAATAACAGAAAAAATATTAAAAACCAACGAAGCATTAAAGAAAAAACAAGCAGAGCCACTTCAAATTCAAGGTATTGCAACAACCGCTGTTAAGAAAGCTGGCGAAGTAGCCGGTATAGAAGCAACACTTGATTTTTTAAATAAAGAGCTTGAAGTATTTGATAACCAAACCTCTGCCGCAAAAAAGAGGTATGATGATATATCTGGTGCGTTAGTTGCTCAAATTGCAGCAAATACTGCAACACAAGAAGAAGGATTGAAACGTCAAAAATATTATTCTGAAGAAGAGAGAAAGATAATATTAAGCAATGCAGAGAAAAATATAAAGACGGCGATGACCGCAAGCGAAATGATTCTTGATAATCAGTTGTCGTCAGAGGAAGAAAGGATTAATGCGTTGAGTGCGATAGCTGAACAAGAAAATGCAATGGCAGATGCAAAGTATCAGTACGTAATCACTAACGCAAATGCTACTCATGCAGAACTAATTGAAGCAGAAAATACGTATGCAGAAACAAGTGCAACAATAGAGAAAAACAGGGCAAAGAAAACGGCAACTGTAATTAGAGATTTTTATCTGAAGAGAACAGAAATGATATTCTTGGCTAACGAAGCCGAAATTCGTGTTACTCAACTTACACAAAAGAAGGTGTATGAAAACGAGGAAAATTCGTATGAAGATAGAATTGAAGGATTGACTAAATATATTGCAGCAAGAAGAGAGGCAAATAAACAGCAATACGACAAGGATTTACAGGTTGCTAAAGATACATTGCCAGCAGAGCAATTTATACTCAAAAAGAGACAGCTTGATGCACAGAGGAAAGCTAATGATGCTGACGTCGAGAACGATATCCGTAAACAGTCTTATGATATTGCTGTATCTTGGTTTAATAAACAAGTTGATTTGGTTAAGCAACAAGCTGATTTGAACGAGTCAATTCAGGAAGATGAAGCAACACAGGAATTACTTAAACTAAATCAACAATATGCAAATAAGGAAATATCGTTTAAGGAATATCAGGAAAATCTAAAGAAAATCGAGATAAAGAATCGCAACGAAATAAATGCTGCAAGAGTTGTTGATGATAAAGAAGAGCTGACAAGGTTGCAAGGTCTCGAGCAAGAAGCGCAGAATAAATTAACTGGTGCTACCGTTTCTGCATTTATGGCTCCTGGTTCTCGATCTCGTGGCAATCTCGAAGGAGCAAGAGCTAATTACGAAAAAGCAAGGAAACTTCGTATTGATTCTGGAAAGCAATTATCTAAAGACCAACTAAAAGAACAACAAGATCTAAATGCCGGAAGCATTGATTTAGATAAACAGCATGAAGATTACATTAAACAGAGAAATGCTGCTTATGCCCAACTCGCTGAAGATGGTCTTAATATGATTAAAGATCTTACTGACCAAGCGTTTGATGCTCGCATGGAGCAGATTGAAGAAGAAAGTGAAGCTCGCCAAAGAGCATTAGACCTTGAACTTGAAGCTATTGAACGTTCTACGATTTCCGCAAAAGAAAAAAATGCGTATGAAGTTCAGTTGAACGCTCAGAAGATGGCGATGGAAGAAGAAGCTGCTCGTAAAATAAGGAAACTTAAACATGACCAAGCTGTCTTTGATAAAGAAGTCGCTATTGCTCAAATCATTTCAGGTACTGCTGTTGCAGTAGTTAATGCACTCAAAGTTCCAGGAGCTGGTATTGGATTAGCTATTGCAGTAGGAGCTATGGGCGCAATAGAATTAGCAACGGCACTTGCTACCAAGATTCCTGCTTATGCGCAAGGCGGTATTCATAAGGGCGGAGATGCGCTTTTTGGTGAGGCTGGTCTTGAATTTGTTAAGCAGCCTGATGGAAGAAGTTGGATTGCAGATAAGCCGACTATCAAACACTTACCGGCAGGAACAGAGTTGATTCCACTTTACAAGATACCTTCGTTTCCTGAAAAGCAAAACGACTCTTGGGCGCAGACAATGTATTTGGGAAAGCAAATTCAAAAGTCCAAAAGGGAAATCAAGAATATCTTCAAGCCAAAAATTAACATTGATATATCTAAGCAGTTATACGCAAATAGAATAATTCATGGATAGAACTTTGCCTCGTGAATGGTACTGTTTTTTACTCAACAAAGCTGGCGAGTATTATTCTTCTGTGTACAACAACATGGGGCAGGTAGTAGTTTCTGTTGGCGCAACAAAGAAGCCGCTCGAAATGAATCCGTCTAATCTGAAAGAGATGCAACTTTCTTTCGGAACGAATAAAAACTATTTCAGCGGAGTTAGAGCGTTAATGATGGATTTTCTCTTTGTGGGAGATGGAGCGGATATTATTCGTTATCTAAAATATACTGGAAAAGGTTATGCCGGAGAAATGTATTTTAGAATAGAACGTTTCAATCCTTACACAATGGTTTTTGAAGTGTACTATTACGGAAGATTTGATTTGGCGCAAACAAGAGATAGGGTAACTGGTTACTCTGTTCCAGTTATGGATAATTCGGCTTGGGGAATACTTAGTCAGAACGATGATGTGAAGTACGCTATCAACTGTAATGCGCAAGACACAAAGACAATTCCAGTTGTCTTTGATGGAATTACATTAAGAGGCAAATTTACTTATCAGCCAACGGCTTCGGAGTTTGTCAATCCGTCTCCGATTCCTTCAATAGTAAATGACGTGCTTAGGTTTTTTACTATGCCGCTTAATGTTATAAATGTAGACGGTGATTCTTTTGGAATTATAACTCAAAATCTTGGATTCCATTACAATGAGCAACAAGACCAAACTCCAAGTGAATGGGCAATAAAGTTTCCGCAAATCTTGAATTTCATTAAGACAACTCGAGCTATGACTTTCAAGATTAGAGGACAATATACTTTTGATTGGATGGTAGAAAGTGTAACAGGTACTTCGAGCGAATCTCGTGAAGTAGGTATATGGCTTATGGACAATCTTGGAAATATGTATCCATTAGTACTTAATTTTCTTGTTACTAAAGAAGAAGGTGTATGGCAAACATATACAGTAAATATTGATGGAGAAGTTTCAGCCATAGCAGGGCGTTCTTTTGGTTTATTTATAATTCCAGAAAGTGCAAATTGGGGAGATGTAGATATTCACTTCATTCCGCATATATCTAACATAGTTGTAACTGCTGATACAAAAGCTGATTCTACTATTGTTTATTGCAAGAGACCACTTGATGTTTTAAGGGAAGTTGTTGGCAGAGCGTCTCACAATCAATTCGTAGTTAATTCTGCTTATTTTGAAGCTAACCCAAACATAGTATTAACTTGCGGTGATGCCATAAGAAATTCTTCAAATTCGCAAATTAAGACTTCGTTCAAGGATTGGTTTAAAGCGTATGATGTTGATAAATTTATTGCTTTCAAGATAGATGGTAAGATAATTTCAATAGAGCAAGTGCCAGTTATATACGACCCAAGTACAAACCTGTTTGATATTGGAGAAGTAAAAGATGTTGAAGTCGAGGATGCTTTTGAATATTTGTGCAATGAGATTGAGTTGAACATGAACAAGCAGGATTACAGACACGCGAGCGGAAGATTCGAGTTCAATGGACTAAATACTTTTTCAATACTGCAATACAATGTTAAGAATAAGCTTTCACTTGTTTCCCCTTATCGCAAGGATTGTTATGGAATGGAGTTTATCAGGATGGATTACCAGCAAGAATCTTCAGAAGATAACTCTGGTGATGATACTGTTTTTATGGTAGATATTTCTAATCAAAAAATTACTACGCAAACATTAGTAAACAATTTCATTATAATAGAAGTTAACAACTCACCGTTAGCTCCAATAATATACTATCCTTTCCAGAACGATATTATAAACAATGACAAGCCAGTAATGAGAGGAGTGTGCCAACCAAGCACAGCTTTCAATGTTTATGCAGATGGAGTTTTAGATGGTACTGGAACTTCTGATGCAAATGGAGTTTTTGCTTACAATGTAATTACTGCGCTGTCTCCATTTCAAGAAGACGTTAACTCTGGCATACACACTATTGAAATGACGTTCTCTGATTTAACTGGAGTTGTTACGTCAAGAACGGTAACTATAATGGATGCGGTAACTCCGCCAAGTATCGAGAACATTCATAGCGGAGATTATCTTTATGATAACAAACCATTGATAAGAGGCTTTCTTGAAACTGGGCAAACTGCAACTTTGAATATAAATGGAACTTCGTCAGTAATAGTAACAGGAGATGGAAACTGTAGATGGAGTCATCAATCACCAATACTTCCAGAAGGTCTTAATTTCATTGGTATAGCGAGTTATGGAGTATCTTTCAATGTTCAGGCTTGGGTTAATCTGCCATTGATAACTTCATTTCCAGAAGGATTCCATATACAAGATAACACTCCGTTATTAAAAGGTGTAGCTAAACCAAGTACTGTAGTTAAATTGTATCTTGATTATTACGAAGATGTGCCACTTGGAACAACAACTTCTGATATAAACGGAGCGTGGACTTTTCAGGTAGTTCCGGTTAATAAGACAGACGGAACTCCGTTAGCTCCAATTCCAAATGGCAATCATACTATTTCTACGAGCGTGTTCATTGATGCAGTTCCGGTAACTATACAAGGATACAAGTTAAACAGACCGGCTTATACATCTGTTGAAGCTGTCATAGATAATTCTGTTTTCAATACATTGCTTACTCCAAAAAGAAATCTGTTAACTCGGATGCCATACTGGAAGTCAATATTCTATCAACAACCTGATACTGTATTGAAGTTTGAAACTGGCGACAAGAATCCGGGATTTGCAGTAACAATCGGCGGAGTCAGAACAGCGGAAAACACAGACGTCAAACTTGCAGACTATCCAGACAGTTCTTTGTTCTATCCTTATATTTTTCACTGCACCGTTGAAACGCCTTTTTTCTTTGCGGATACTGTTGCTAAATTCTCAAGCGGCGGTTTAGTGAAATTCAAGTATCAAGGGCTTGACATTCATTGTTTGCCGATAGGAAAAATGTCAGTCGAAGATGTTTCTCGCAATGTGCAAAAATGGAGTTTACTTGTTTCAACGCAGACGCCGCTTGCGAACTTAATGAAATTATCTAATCCTGGAGTAACATTTACTATTATGGGAGACTCAATTTACAGGAGTGATTATAACACTCTCCACATGGTCAAGTATGACAGCGAACAGGAAGCGCCAGAACTTCATGAGGATTGGTTTGCTAATAGAAATGAGCAATGGGTGAACAATCCACAGTACGTTCAAAAGATTCAGCTTTCTGAAATTATAACAGACCAAGTAATAACTAATTTCGCAATTGAAAAGGAAGTTAGGCTTTTAGTTTTTGATTCGTGTGGCACAGTTATATCCACTTATACTTATGCAAATGTTACACCTTCTCCAGTTACGTCCCCTGAAGTATTAAAACAAGTGGTTATTGATTTCTCTTTATTAGGCGAAGGAGATTATTACTTCGTTTTATTTGTAGATGATTTGGTAGCCGCTATCTCTGAAATGGTTTCTGTTAAAGAAAAACATTATGGAACTATTTTAATTGACGGCGGAAGTCTAAAGAATAAGCCCGGAACTGTTTTCAGCAATGGTTTTAGGAGTCAAATCAGAGTAGAAGGATTGGTTGAAAAATGGGTTGGTAGCATAGATACTTTAATTAACGAAGACGAGATAGGTGATTTTGATAATCTTCGCAGCCTTGCCACAAAGAAAAGAACAGTTTTATTTGGTAATGGAACTGGTATTCCAGATTGGCTTTACTTGAAAATCTGCAATACAATACTTTTAGACGATTTGGCAATTCAGGGAGTTAAATACGTCATAAGTAAAGATGCCAGAGTTGAACCAGTAGAGAAGATTGCAGGCTATCCAATGTACTATTATTCTATGGACTTCACACTGAAAGAAAATCAGGCTGGATATGCTTTCTCCGAGTTCAAACCTTATGCGAGTCCTATGGGAATTGTGTCTTGGGGATGGAGTGATACTCCATTTACAGAAGCTAATATAGATGATTTTGTTTTTCAGAAAAGTGCAACATTGTCTAACAAAGAACCTTTTAATCTTGATTATACACCAGCTTCAGTTGGAAAGCATTTAGCTTTAAGGTATCCTGTAAACTTTAACGAAAAGAACAAGTGGTTTAATTCTATTTGGAATTATGGAGTTATTCCAGACCAAGTGTTTTACGCTACATATGCAGTAGGCGGATTCAAGTATACTTACACTCGCGTAATACCAGTATTCGAGGCAAACAATCAGAATATAAAATACTCATAATGAAATACATATTTTTTCTTTTGTGGATAATGCCTTTCTTCGTTCATGCGCAATATACTCCAGTTAAGCACACTCCAATAAATAAGGCATGGGGAGTGGCTCAATCAATGCCACTTGATGCTCGTAGTTATTACTATGATGATATTGCATTTAGGTACAGACCGTTTGCGAGTGTTGCAGAAGCTGTACTTTATTTTAGAGATACGATAACTCGAAAAGGTAATTTTCCAGTATTCATCAGAGACCCACTTGGAGTTGTTTATGAATATTCTTATCGTAGTGGAATAAAAGATGGAGACTTGATTCCAAAAGATGTAGATGGATTTAATGCAGTTTGGTATGGAGCGAGAACAACTAATTCCAGAGATAGTAATTCCGCTGTAATACAGAAGATGATTAATGCAGGAATAGTCAATATAGTTGTTCCAGATACAATAAGATATAACTTTAAGACAATAGCTGGTTACGATTACAAGACATTTAAGATAAACGATTTTCAGAGTGTTGATAGAGTAAGGGATAGAGATTCAATTCAAACTCGAAAGTTGGGGATGCAGGTTTATGTTAGCGAAAGAGATTCTGCTTATAGGCTTGTTGGCGGATTTACTAATGAAAATTGGAAAGCGGTAGATTATGCAACTATTTGTCAATTGACAGATACGGCAAGTAGTGTTAGAGCTTACGTAGATGAGGTTGTTGCTTCAGGCGGCGGTACTAATTACGATGCTCCAGAACAAACTTATGCAGGGACAATTACATGGACAGCAACAACAGCGCCAAGTGGAACAGAAACAAATACTTATCAATGGAGCAGAGCGGGTAAACGAGTTTTTATTATTGTGCATCTAAAGTACGGAACGGCTGGTACTGCTGTTACTGGAGTTACATTAGATTTGCCTTCTGATTGCCCTACAGCAAAAGTGCCGTCAGGGTTTAGTTCTACAGGCGCTTATTTGTATAGAGGGATTGGACAGACAGCTAATGGAGTTACTTCTTCAGGAACTGGAATCACTTCGTATGTTAGATTAAATGCAGATTTAACTACAATTTATTTATCTGCTACATTTTCATCTACGAGTTCAAACACTTTAACACTTCAAATAGAATATTTAATGCCATGAAAAAGATATTATTTTTATTGCTACCTATCTATGTCAATGCCGCAACTTATAGCTACAACAATACTCAAGTTGCATTGCTTAATAGCGAATCGCAGAATGTTTGGGCGGCAGGAGATGATATAACTCTGCTGAATGGAACTTGGACTGGCAATATGATTCTTAACTTCAGAGGAAATGGAACTGCTGCACAGCCAATAACTATTCATGCACAAACTCCAGGTAGTGTAATACTTACTGGCGGTTCTGTAATTCAGATAAACGGAGACTACAATATTGTATCTGGACTTTTATTTCAGAGTGGACCTTGGAACTTGGCTAATAATGCAGTTGTACTTTTTGGTTCTGGCTCTGACGGTTCAAGACTTACAAACACAGTAATTGATAATTACAATCACTCTACTTTGATAACAACTGGTTCTCCGAAGTATTGGATTAATATGCAAGGAAAATATAATAGAGTAGACCATTGCGAGTTCATAAATAAAAGAGACTTGGGCCCAGTTATTAATATGGTAGCAACAGCAAATAAATTTTATCAAGTAGATAATTGTTTGTTTGGACTTCGTACCACAATAGGAAAAAATGGAAATGAAGATATAAGGATTGGAAGTGGTGCTGGAACTAATAGTATTCCAGTTTACGCTACTGTTAATGACAATGTTTTTAAAGATTTCAGTGCAGACCAAGAAGTAATTTCTAATAAATGTAGTTACAATACATTTAGGCACAATACTTTCATTAATTCTACTGGAGCTATGACTTTAAGAGCTTGTTCAAATTCTCAAATTAGGGATAACTTTTTCCTTAATGGAGCTGCTGGAGTTAAAGTGCATGGCGGGAATCAACAAATAGTAAATAATTACTTTGAAGGATTGACTGGCTCTGGTCTTGCTCCTGCATTAGTGTTTATGGAAGGCAGTTTTGCTACTGGTTGCGGTTATTTAGACGAAGCGGATGAAACTAAACTTCCGCCTGCTAAGAATATTCGTGTGGATAGCAATACTTTTTCCAATTGTACTCAATTCATAGCAACTGGTTATGACTATGGCGGAAGCAGTGGTAGAGTTCTCGACCCAAGTTTTGTGTCTTACACTGGAAATATTTTTCAATTTAGTACTGTTGGTAGAAAGTTGGATAGTTTAATTACTCATAAAATAATATTCGACTATGCCTCTAATTTTTATCATTCTGTTGCACTTGACGCTTCATTGCTTAATGCAACTGGTTGGACAAGTATAGACCCACTCTTGGTTGATGATGGAGATGGAGTAAAAAGGATTTCATTAAGTAGTCCGGCAGCAATCAGAGCATTAGATACAACTCCAAAATTAATTTATTCTCAAACTTCAACGATAGTTCCAATCACAGAAGCTGAAATTGGAGTAACTTGGACATTCTAAAAACTAATAAACTTTTTCAAATGGCATACGACCCTTCATTATTTACGACTTCTAATAAGTCCGTTGGCATAGCTCAAGGAGTTCCTACTGACGGAAGAAGTTGGTTCTATGACCCGTTAGACGCTTTTACTCCTCGTGTCTTTAATGATAAGGCAGAAGTAATACTTTATATGGCAGACCACGAGTTGAGAAAAGGTCATGTTTCTTACTTTTATATGGAAGGCGGAACTGTAAGAGAAGGATGGTGGGCTAATGGAATTGAAGATGCTGATTTTGTTGAGAAAGGAACTGGTGTAATTTTTACTAACGATTTATTTATTTAACTATGGCACAGACAAATACAGTTTTGCACAATATTCTTGATAGTAATACAGGAGAATGGGTTACTTATACAGTAGTAACTACGTGGTGGGATGGAAGTGTTATGGATGATAGTAAATTAGATAATGTTATATATTGTAAAACTATCGAAGGAATATATTGTAAAAGAAATTTTAGTGGATTGGTAAAATTATCTTGGTTTGGGGCTAAAGGAGATGGTGTTACTAATGAGCAATCAGTAATTCAAAATGCTATAAATGCAGTTACTGCAATTAAGTTGCCATTAGAATTAGATAAGCCACATTATATATGTGCCGGAAGTCTTAGTATAACGTGCGATTTAATTGGAATTAATAATCCAATGT